AGCATCATAGACAAGCTTGTTGCGGTACTGATTCATAATCGTCCGCATATATTCTTCAGCCTTGCCCTTTGGCAGATTACCGACATCAATGTAAAAGATACGACGCTCGGGTGCACGCGAGAGGCGATAGATGACAAGAGCATCCTCCATCATGCGGAGCTGATTGACTGGCTTTAGTGCCTTGTGCAGAGGCGAAAGAACACGCTTACGAGAAGCGTCAAGGATTCCGGATGTGATATAGCAGATTGCGTCCTTGTTGATCTTCAGGCCAACATCTGACTTCTGCAGACCACCATCCTGATAAAGGTAATATTCGTCAAGTGTACGGACCACACGGGCGCCAGTCACTGGATCCGTTTCCTCTTTGATCTCGCGAACCTTGCGAATACGTAGCGCGTCTACTCCACGGATTTCCTGGATACCATTGCGCGGATTCTCTTCGTCCACGATGATGTGATAGTACAAACGACCATCAACGTACCATCTACGGAAAATATCCTGTCCGTTCAGGTTAAAATTCAGTAAGCGAAGAACCTGAGTAAATTCTTCCTTGATTGCCTTTTTGATTGAGCTTGGCTGCTCAAGATCATCCAAATTTAAATCAACTGGATTTTCATTATACTCATGAATGATTGACTCGTTGGTGATATTCTCAATCGCCATATCGCACTCAGGCTGCTCTGCAGCAATACGATACTTACGAATCAGGTCAACGTCTGTCTTGGCTGCATCTCCCTCGAGATCTAGATATTGGCCATAATATCCGCCAGCAGCAATTGCTGTCGATCCGTCATCAGACGTAGGCGGCACAAATGAGACTGCCTGCTTCTCGAGGTTCTTTCTCTTGATCTGCTCGCGATCATCAGAGTCGTCCTCCCTACCGAAAGTAAATCCAAAGAATTTTAGTGCCATGACGGATATAGTTGCTAGTTCTTAACGAATAAAGGCGTGGGAGTTATAAGTGCTCCCACGCCAGTATTTATTGTCAAACTAACGCATTAGTTAGTCGTATTTGATTCCCAGTAAGTAACCTGGAACTCAACACCGAACTCTTCAATCGTATTCTCGGCATCATAGCTGAGATCGATTGCAGAGACGTTTGAGACCCAGCATCCACGAAGGTCGTACTTCTTGAGTACTGATCCGTCCTTGTTCAGCTGTTCGACTGCGAGGTCGGCCATATACTGAGTAGGATTTGTCAGACCAGTATTTGCTGAGTGAGCATTAATTCCGTTCATCCAACGCTCGAACGAATTGCGAAGTGCAAAGTTCGTGTCATTGATGACGGTAACGCCCCATGGTTCAAAGATACGATCTCCAGCGATCTGAATTTGACGACCACGGAATGGGACCGTGATTGGAGCGATGATTGATGCTGGAAGAGCAGCAGCCTTGATGAGGAAGGATGCCAGCTCAGTGTTTCCGGCAGCATAGGCAGGGAAGTTAGCAGTAACCTTGAACAGGTTATTGCGTGCTCCGCCACCGACGAGCTTTGCCTTGAAATCTGTGATTCCTAGATTAGCCATTGTAAGTGTTCTCCTTTAGTTGATGGTTGATATTAGTTTCCAACCAGCTCAGAGAACTGAACGCCAGTACGTGTGGCGATAAAGTTCAGAGTGATGTAGTTGATAGAACGTGCTGGCTTGATGTAGATATCAGCACGGAATTCGTTGCGGTCGATGACATCGCCGGTGTTGTTGGTTTCATCGCAGACGACCTTGAAGTCGGTGATACCACGACGGCCCTGAACATCGCGCAGGAATGGCTCAACCATATTGCGGAACATTGCGCGAGTGAATTCATCATTCAGCTCGAACAGCTGATACTTCGCAGCAGTTGAGATTGATTTCTCAAGAACGTTGAAGAGACGGCGAACATTGATTCTGTCGAAGGCTGATGGCTTGAGAAGAGCTGTCTTGTCTCCGTAGAGGCAAGTGCCTTGGCCAGGGAAGCTTACGATAGGATTGATACCGGCCTTGTAGAGGGTGTCACGATCGGCCTGCTTTGGATTGTAAGCGAGCTTTGTGATTCCTAGAATCTGTCCGCGTGTGAAGCCAGCAGGTGAGAACCATGCGTCGGCAACATTGTCAGTACGAGCGCACAGACCAGCAAGGTGACCAGCAGCAGTGATCCAGATGTTGGTATCATTGTACTTGTCGTATACCTTTACTGCACCGCTATCGATGACAGTGTAGGAATTACGAGCTGATAGCGTGTTCGTCCATGTTACAACTGAAGTTGCAGGAGATGCCTGACCAACAGAAGACTCGATCGGAGCAGAAACAAACACTACGCAATCTTTGCGGAAATCACCGAAGGCTACGAGAGCATTTGCAACTGTAGCAGTGCCAGCAGCATCACCGGCAGTGAATACCAGATTGACATCGACAGTCTCGACATCCTTCAGAACATCAAGAGCAGTTGAAACATCGCCGGCAGTTGGCGTAACATCTGTTCCACCACTCAGCGAAGTTTCCAGCGCAGAGGTGCTTGTACCGAAAGCAGTTGTTGTTGTGATAGCAGTTCCTGCATTAGTAAATGTGCCAGAATGATCAAGCCACCAAATGTACTTGGAATTGTTATTGATAACATCCTTGTAGTAATTCGATGTGCCGTCAGGCTTAGTTGCGCCAGATGCTTGAGAAACGAATTCGAACTTCTCAAGAACAGTTCCAGGTGTTCCTGAAATTGCGCCATCTTCATCGATGACTACAATGTGCAGCTCGTCGTTTGTTGAGCCGTACTTGGCGGCATCTGTTGATGTTCCTGGGACAGAGGAGAATAGGCCTTTATAACTAGCTCCAGTAACTGAATCTACCCAACCGTTAAATGCTGTGGCGTTTGCAGAGCAAACCGAAACCTTGAGAGAATTTCCAATTGATCCAAGATACTTTGCGCCCCAGATACCGCGGTCGCCTTGACCGTCAGCATACGAATTCTCGTAGACATCCTTATTTGGAATAAGGAGACCAGAATTACCACCGGAACCGGTGGTAGCGTTTAGTGCGGTAGAAGAAAATGCGCGAACAACCTTGAGGTTGGCAGCATACTTCAAAAATGAAGCCGCAGTGAGGAATGAACGAGCGGTCGCAGCGGTAGGAGCACCGAACACTGTTGCCAGTTCCTTTTCGGAAGACACAGTGACGATTTCTCCAGCAGGACCCCAGTTGAAAGCACCAGCGTATCCACCAATAGATGTGGATGTGGCCGGTACGACATTTGTTAGGTCAATTTCGTTGACCTGAACTCCGGGTGATACTTGGAATGCCATTTGATTTGGATCTCAAAGTTAGGGTTTGATGTGAAACATAATACGGATATTCGCGTGTCTTATTTATAAATAGCCGTTTTTCGAAGAATATCCTACGGTTTCCCATACATTTCCATCTGCATCGACCTCGCGTCCTTCATCTTCTTTATTCTTTTCCAAATTGCCCAGAATACCCACGGGCGCTACATCTTCTTCAACGAGTCGTAACCTTTCATTGTATAGCATATCTCGAATATCCATGCTGGACATATTCACGAAGATATCTGTGGCCACAAACCATGCAAAGATCACAAGCGACATTACTGTATCATCATGGTTGCCTTCGGCTGCTTCATATGACGAACCCGATGCTTCAAACGTGCTAAGTTCTTGAATTGTATCTGCGTCAGTAATAAGCAGTTTCTTGCCTTCGATCAGATCTTTAAGGTTTGAGCAGCCAATGCGCTTTGTTTTCTTTGTTGTCGTCAGTCCAATTGAGCCATTCTTTACTGCAGACTCTACGAACATATTTTCGTATTCCAGGTCGTAATACAATCCGTTGCAGACCACAGATCCTTGGTCATTGCTCTCAACGATAATGTACGCCTTATTATAAGTCTTTGCGTACTTGTAGATTGTATCAGGAAAGATTAGCGGAGATACTAGTGCATCTCGATAGGCAGCAACTAACTTAAATGGCCGAGCAGTAACATCGATAATAGAAAATGTCGAGAAGTCTTGATTACGACCTTTAGCAACATCCACTGCCATCACGTAGTTATGGTCAGAAATTGGGCGCTCATATACCTTCACGCCATTCTGAATATAGATTGGTGATTCTGCTTTAAGCGCAAGTAGTGTTTCCGCATTGATCAGCGTGTTGCCAGTGCCATGAAAGCTATTACCAAATTCTTGCTCAAACTGTAGCTCAGATGTATTTGAGATCGTTTGACGTTTCCATTCTTCATCGCGCCCCGGAACATCCCACCAATCGACGCGGAATGGCTTGAATTCATTGACACCCTGTACTGCACCTTCCCAGATGCGATGGAACTGATTGCCCACGCCGTTCGCAGTAGAGGTAATGATGACTCGCGAGGTCTTACCCGAAGATACTACAGGATATGTCGAGGTGTAGAATGTTGTTGCGTCCTGCACGAATGCAAACTCATCTAGGAACAGCAGGTTGACAGACAAACCACGGATTGAGCTACCCGACGTAGCAGCTGCAATGATGCGCGAGTTATTGCTGAACTCAATCGATCCTTTGTTCAGCGCGCGGCATCCGGGCTGTAGAAAGAACGGTAAATTTTCGAGTGCGAGCGTGACACGCGCAAGCATTTCACGCGCTGTTGCTGCTTTGTTTGCGAGGATTGCGATAGTTTTATCAGGCGAAAACAGCGCAAACCACAGCAGGTAAATGACAGAGCTGATTGACTTACCCGACTGGCGGCATGCAAGCACAATTGAGAATCGGTTGTCGTTGAAGTGCTTGAACATTTTACCCTGATAAGGATAAGGCTCAAACGCAACCAAACCTTTATCAAGATTAATTACCTTAACATATGTCCGAGCAAAATACTCGGGATCCTTCATGCACTTCAGATACTCTGCGACTTCATCTTGCGTGAACTTTTGTTGCACGCCATCGCGTTTGACCGCGGGGTTGCCAAGATAGCCTAGGTCAGCGTTCTTGACGAACATCTGGCTCTGAGGCTGTGACATTTTTCTCCTTTAGTTGTTCGATCAGGTGCTTTTGTAGATCTGTTGTTGATCCCAAAAACAGATTGTTCTGCGTCAGAGCAGGCTTTGCTTCAGCAGCAGCTTCTTCCTTCTTCTGAATTTCTTTCTTGGCCTTCTGCAGCGCCATCAACTTGTCTGTCATATCCGAGGTGTTCTTTAGCATATTGCTCAGAACTTCAAATGCGCGCGGATGCTCAGACTGCATCGCAAGGTTCAACATCTGCTCGATTGCCTCATTAGACTTGCTGACAAGATTGCGATATGTCTCGCGCGAAAACTCGTAATCATCCTTTACGTCATCCTGCGCCGGAGGTGGCGGAGGCACTGGCATATTTTCCTCGAGCTTCTTGATTAATTCTTCACTTGTTTTACTCATAATATAAGTAATAGCGATTAATCAAAGTCCGTGAACGGAATCAGTTGAGTTGTAATTGGCCCAGTTGGACTTGTCTGTTCAATGTCGATACGCTCAATAGGCTTTAGTGTATCCTGATTGCGAAAATCTACCAGAACATTATGAATCACATCTCTATCGGAGATAGGCCCATAGAATCTTAGCCGTGTCTCAAAATCTAACGTGTAAATGATCGCGCGGCGTTGCAGAAAATCA